ACTGAAACGACACCCCAGGAATTGTCCCAAGCCATTGGCATCAATGACATTCCGGGAATTTACGACGCCGTGACGAAGGTCTTTCTGTCTGAGAACTTCCAGAATTCCGACGCGGAAAAAATCAAATCTGACCCAAAATAATGGGCCACGCGAAAGCCCAGGCAGACGAAGAAGTCCCCTGGGCTTTTTATTTGTATGTGGCGCAGCAGCTACTGCATTGGGACTTCGATTTCTTTTACCACCAGGTAACACCAGCGTTATGGCTTCAAAGCTACGTTGTGTGGTTGCAAGCCAACAACCCTGATGCCATTGATAAGACCGCTGGGATTACGTACACGCCAGATCAGGTACCACTCTACAGGTAAGGAGGTGAGATAAATGGCCGACAAGGAAACAAACGTCATCACAAATTTCAAGATGAACGGCCAGGTCGAGTACGCTTCAACGGCTAAGGAAATCAACACGGTCATGAATACCGCTGCCAAGGAATACAAGGCACAAGTGGCGGCGATGGGCGAAGACGCAACACAGACGCAGAAGTTGGGCGCGATGAAACAGAAACTCCAGATTCAATTGGAGGGCGCCCAGAAACGGACTGCTCTGCTGCGTGAAGAGTATGAGCGCATGGCCAAGGATACCAACACCAGTACCGAGGCACTCAACAAGCAATATGGCAAGGTGAAGGACTCCGAGACCGCCGAAGCCAAGTTGCAGACCCAACTGGACAATACCAACAAGGGATTAAAGGAACAGGGCAACGTCTCCGTTTCTACAGCTGAAAAGTTAGATAAAATCAGCAACGTCGGTGAGAAGGTCGGCAAAGTCGGCAAGGTGATGTCGGTCGGCGTCACCGCCCCTATTCTGGCGGTGGGCGCTGCATCCACTAAGGCGTTTGACGAAGTGGATGGGGCGATGGATACAGTCATCGCCAAGTCTGGCGCGACGGGTAAAGAAGCCGACGCCTTGCAGCAGAACTTCAATCACGTCGCCGGCACTGGCCCATTTGAATTGCAATCTGTTGGTGACGCGATGGGTGCTTTGCGTGGACAGATGGGCTTGACTGGCAAGTCACTGGAATCAAGCACGACTCAGGTGTTGCGGTTTGCGGAGGTCAACAAGACTGATGTATCCAGTGCCATTCATTCCGCTCAACAGGCCATGGGCGCGTATAACCTGAGCAATAAGGATTTCAACATGGTCCTGGACACGACAACCAACGTAGCGCAGAAAGCTGGGCTGGATGTCGGGACACTGACCGATACCGTCGTGAAGGCAGCACCGCAAATGAAGCAGTTGGGACTAGGCTTTGGCGAATCTGCTCAATTGCTCGGTCAGTTCAGCAAGTCTGGCGTCGATGGCACGAAAGCCGTGTCACTGTTGTCCAAAGCGTCAGTAACATACGCCAAGGACGGCAAGACCCTTACCCAAGGACTGGCCGAGACTGAGAGCAAGATCAAGAACGCTAAGACGTCCACCGAAGCATTGACTGCCGCCAGTGAAATATTCGGCACCAAGGGTGCGTCCGTCATGGTGGATGCAATTAAGAAGGGCACACTGAATCTGAGTGACCTGAGCAAACAAGCCAAAGATGCCGGTGGTTCAGTGAAGAATACCTTTGAAGCGACCGAGGACCCAATCGACAAAATGAAGACCGCTTCAAACAACGCTAAGATTGCCCTGGCTGACATTTCGAGCACGATCCAAGGAATGCTTGCCCCCATGCTGGAAAGTATCGTGAGCAAGCTCCGTGGCGTCGTGGAGTGGTTTCAGCAGTTGACTCCGCAACAGAAGGAGATGGCAGTGACCATCGCGGCTATTGTGGTAGCGATTGGGCCAGTGCTAGTGATCGTCGCCAAGGTGATCACGTCAGTAAAGACGATCATCCCCGTTGTCAAATCCATCGGTTCTGCATTTCAAGCGTTGTGGGCTATTATGGCGGCTAATCCAATTGGCGCAATCATCACAGTGGTAGCACTGCTGGCCGCCGGGCTGACGTGGTTCTTCACACAGACGACTACTGGCCGTCAGATATGGAGTTCATTTGTTCAATGGCTGCAAGGATTGTGGCAGGGTATTAGCACATTTTTCCAAGGAATTTGGAATGGTATCACATCAACATTCAGCAATGCAGTCAACGGGATTTCATCCTGGTGGAATCAAACCTGGACAGGGATTGTGAACTTTATCAAGCCACTGTGGCAAGGCGTGCAGTCATTCTTCCAGACTGTTTGGAATGCCATCAAGTTAGTGTTCACAGTTGCTGTGACCGCCATCGCTTTGATTATTGGGACTTCGATAAAAATCTGGCAGACGGTGATCACCACGGTCATGAATGCCATCAAGGCGGTGATCACCACCGTGTGGAATGCCATCAAGGGTTTCATTATGCCGGTGGTTGACGCTATCAGAGCAGGAATCACGGCGGGCTGGAACACCATCAAGAGTGTGACCACCACAGTATTCAACGCAATCAAATCCGTGGTCACGACTGTGTGGAATGCTATTAAAACAGCCATTACAACCGTGATTAATGCCATCAAGTCCGTCGTGACTGATGTCTGGAATGGTCTGAAATCAGTCACGACGTCAGTATTCAACGCCATCAAGTCAGTAGTGACAAGTGTTTGGAACGGCATCAAGTCAACTGTCACCAGTGTTGTCAACGGTGTGAAGTCAGCGGTTGAAGGTGCGTGGAACGCCATCAGCAGTACAACTTCGAGAGTGTGGAACACGATTAAATCTGCTATCTCGACGCCGATTAATGCCGCCAAGGACTTGGTGAGCCGAGCCATTGACGCCATTAAAGGATTCTTCAATTTCCACATCACGTGGCCGCATATTCCCATGCCGCATTTCAGCGTTGAGCCAGAGGGTTGGCAAATCGGAGACTTGCTCAAAGGCAAGATCCCTCATCTGGGCATCACCTGGAACGCCCAAGGTGCATTGTTTAACCAGCCCACCGTTGCTGGTGTGGCTGGTGGCAAGTTTCAAGGATTTGGCGAGGCTGGCCCGGAAGCAGCCATCCCGTTGGATGACAAAACGCTGGGCAAGATTGGCAGTGCCATTGCTCAGAATATGCCGTCCAATGGCGGACCGGTGTATTTGCAAGTTGATGGGCAGACATTTGGCAAGCTGTTTGGACCATACCTGGACGCCGCCAACGGTACCCGCATCAATCTCAATCAAAGGGGGATTGCTAATCCATGATGTACGGATTCCAGTATCTGGGCCAACGTGCCGAAGCCATCAGCCCATTGTTGCTAGTCGATTCCCGCGACATTGGGATGCCATCGAAGAATAAGATCACCGCCAGCGTGCCGTTTAGCAATGAGACATACGATTTTTCTGAGATTTACGGTGATCAAACTTATTCGGATCGCAAAAACAAGTATGTCATCCATATCCTGGACATCGACAACTTGGATCCCGTCACGATGCACCAGCTCAAAACAGAAGTGATCAACTGGTTGATGAACAGTCATGGACGGCAGCCATTATATGATGACGTGCTGCCCGATTATCATTTCATGGCTGAAGTTGCAGACGCTGCTACCTTGGCCGACAGTTTTGAGACTGGCGAACTGACCGTGACGTTCGTCTGTGACCCGCTCATGGTCGCCAACAAAGCCGAGGGCGATGACGTTTGGGACACTTTCAACTTTATGAGCGATGTCGCCCAGTACGTGAGTTTCACCGTTCACGGCACCCTGCAGACGACACTGATCAACAGCAGCGTAACGTCTGCATATCCCACCATCACAGTCACGGCCGATGCTCAACTGACCGTACAAATTGGCAATGTCAGCTATCAAATCACGGCTGGCACCACTACTGAGGTACAAATCCCGGTGGGTGCCAACACTGTGACAATCACTGGCGATGGAACTATCGGCTTCGATTGGCATCGAGAGGTGATCTGATGTATTTGGTCAAAATAATCAATGGCGATCAAACCACCGTGATCCATCAATCTGGTGCTGGGGATGTCAAAGTGATGTCTGGACAGATCAAGCGTGCGACTAATTCGATTGCCAGCTTTGAATTTTCTGTCAATCCCGCCAATCCCGGATATGGCGCAATTCAACCGTTGATCACGCAGATCCAAGTGGTCAACATGAAAGAAGACGTTGAAGAATTTGCTGGACGCGTGTTATCCCCCAAGGACTCGATGGACACCAACGGGTCGTTTGCTGAGACGTATACCTGCGAGGACTGTCTGGGGTATTTGCACGATACTGCCCCAGGTTATGAGACTCTGACCGGCACCATCAGCACCATCCTTGGTCACCTGCTGTCAGAGCACAATGCCCAGGTGGAAGACTACAAGAAGATTCAGCCTGGCAACGTTACTGGCAATGCTCAATACACGCTCTATACGACGCCGGAGACAGACACCTACGACACCATCCACACATTCGTGGTGGACACCGTGGGCTATGAACACCAGCTAAGACGTTCGGATGGTGTGAACTATCTAGATGTGTCGCCTGAGTTTGGTGTGTTGTCTGATCAAAAAATTCAGCTGTCTCAAAACTTGCAGTCCATTACCGTGGAAGCTGATCCGACTAGCATCATCAGTCGGTTGATTCCACTGGGAGCAACAAAACAGGATTCTGGCTCAACCGCCACTACTGATACACCCCAGAAACCACAAGAGCGAGTCAACCTTGGCGACATTGGCAAGCCGCTCTACCTTGATTCTCCAGACTTGATCACCAAATACGGCATCCAAACGGGTGTCCAAATATTTGATGAGATCACCGACGCAAATCAACTGACTGCCTGGGCGCAAGCTTGGTTCAATGCTCAGCGGGAAGTCCATGTCAAGTACACCGTCACAGCGCTCAACTTGGCCCTGATTGGCTTAGGCGTGGACGACTTTCAGCTGTCCAACCGATACCAGACCATTAATCCGGTCATGCACTTGGACGAGCCGCTGCGGGTAATTGGTCAGACCGTGGACATTATCAAGCCGGAAACCGCCAGTCTCACAATTGGCGACAAGTTTAAGACAGGCAATGATTACGCTGCGGCTAACAATGATTTATCTGTCCAGATCAGCAAAGTAAGAGTTACTGCGGTGGCGGCGGATACCAAAGCCACCAAAGCAATTGCTGATGTGACTCAGCTCAAAACAGATGTGGGCAGCTTGCCAAATACGGTTGAAGCTTTGAAGACTACGCTGCAATCCGCACTCAATAACGTGGCTGCATTGAAACAAATGACCGTCACCAAGCAGCTCACTGCGACGATCACATCACCCAATGATCCGGTGACCTATACATTCACGTGGCCGGATGGGTTTTATAACACTAATGCGTATGTGGCTGCCCTTGTCGGAACGGTCGACGGCGACCAGCAACAGCTGGCACTGCCCATCAGTTACACATCATCAGCAGTGACGGTGATCGCCCCTGTCAAGACAACAACACTCAAAGCAATATTTCAAAAGATTGGAGGTTGATATAAATGGCAGATGTGCAAGGCCAGACGAATTATAGTGATCCAACGCCAGTCCCTACCAAACAGGACTATGACCCCGACAACATTGATCCGATTGCCCGTGATATTGCTCAATTCCTCCGTACGAAAATGTACGGAAAGGACGTGCGCGAATCGCTGGCCCGCTGGATCGAAGTCACCCAAGCCGTCTCTGATTATTTGCGAGATGACATGGCAACATATCAAGCCGATTTGACCGGCAAGCAAAACGTCGTGACTGACCGACAGACGGATGTCGAAAAACGGCAAAGCGACCTGGAAGATAAATTCAAGGACGTGATTGCCAATGCTGGTGCTGACAGTGAGGTCATCAATGCCCGCGACTCTGCGGCTTATGGCAAATTCACCGTGCTTGACGATCGACTGGAAAACATTGAAACCATCATGTCGCAGGCAGTCCCGTCAGGCTACACCGTGACCATTAGCCACGGGCTTGGCCGCAATCCTAATGTATCTGTCCGTTATTACGAATATGCCATCGGGACTGAACCCAATGGGTTAGGCACAGGGCCAGGTGGCAGGCTGGGTGAGATCAATGCCCAGGAGGTGGTGGCAAGTGTGAGTTATCCTGATGCGAATACCGCCAAGGTGCAGATGCCTGTGTGGTACCGGCTCAATGGGGCACCAGAATTAAAGCCAGACGGTAATTATTATCTAATCGACGGTTACCGCACGTTGAAATTTGATCTAGGTGGAACAGGTGGTGACGGCGCCACCCCCACCGGCGGCGCCTGATTCCACCGCAACACCAAGTACAGTATCGCTGACAGACTCAGCCGCCGCTCCCTTTGTGGTATGACCATGAAACAGATTGACGATAGTGTACAGACGCCAGGGGTATTCAGCGGATACAAAGCAATTTATTACTAGGAGGTAAAAACATGGCTGATCTAACAAAAATTTTTGCCGGCATGGAAAAGGGTCCGGATGCAATTCAGGCAAACTTCAGCGCAATCAATGATGTCTTGACGGGTTCACCTGCTGACCAAAGCATCGACGGCACCAAGCTGGTGGCGCTCAACGGCTTCACGGTAAAAGGAGGCGGTATCCAACTCCACGGGCAATTGATCATTGGCAACATCTTTTTCAACCGATCTAATGCCACTGATCGGATGTGGTATAAGGACGTTTGCCAACTGCCCTCATGGGCAATCCCAAAAGCCGAAGTTGTCTGCGGTGGCACGTTAAGTGCTAATTACGCTGGCTTGTCATTTGATGGGCATATCCAAACAAAAGGGACATTCTATATCGGAACTATCGGTCCCAATGATGCGAAACTATTCAATGGTGATGGGTACGCTAACTTTGCTTATTACGTAAACTAGGAGGTTCTAATAATGTTTTATGCACTTGATAAAAACGGTTTTATCCTAAGCTATTCCGACAATAAGAATGACTTGACGACACTTAATCCGGCATCAGTTATCGAAGTCGCCCCAGGCAATACCTTTGCCCGGCCGAAGTATGCAGATGGCAAATGGACTGAGGGAGCTACCGCCGACGAATTACAGCCAGTGGATCCACCAGCTACCCCATCCGGTCAGGACCAGATCAATGCCCAGCTGATGGGCCAAATTGCTACATTGACATCAGCCAATGCCGCTCTGGTCAAGCAAGTCGCGACATTGACGAACGCACAGAAAGGATAATGACTCATGAATATTTTTAATCAGCTCATCAAGAGCTACTACCAGATGGGCATTTACACAGACACTGATTTGCCCTTGTATGTATCAGTCGGCTGGATCACTCAGGCCGAAGCCGATCAACTAAAGAAGGATAAAGCGGCGGCATAGTGTGCTGCGGGGAGGAACGCCATGTTGAAGAACATTGAACGAAATCGGTTCTGGCTGCTGACCGGCATTGAAACGGTAATCCTTGGGATATTTTTTCTCTATCAGCCAGGATTCATTGCAGACGCCAGTCCGTTACGCAACGCCGTCAATATCCTGGACGACACTTTTCCAGCAACTGTGCTGGTCATTGTCGGGACGTTCACGGTGATTGCTAGCTGTTTCACACTGGTTCCCAACTGGCACCGATTCAACGTCACTGTGCTGCAATTCGTGTGGACGCTATATG